GACATCACCATAATCAATACCCCTCATACTATATTGCAAAGCCGCGATTGCACCATCTGTATTATCAGAAGATATGCAAAATAACGTTACATTACCAAGATCAAGCATAGTATTCTTTTGCTAATTTAATACAAGTTTTACTTTCAAATAGTCCACCAAATTTGTCCATCCATAACCACGCAGGATCGTTTACAATCCCATCTTTAGGTCTCCACCACCCATCTGATCGATTATAATCAAACCAATACTTTGGTGCAATCACATTTAGTAATTTTTTATTTGTCCAAATAGGCCAAAAAGCAAAGGTTGATGATGATATTATAGCATACTTTGCATGATTTAGTATGGTGTAATCCATCGATACAGGCCCTCCTGTATATTCATACCAACTAATAAACTTTTGATCAGGATCTTTTTCCTCTGCTGTCGCTGATCCAATAATAGGTGTATTAGGTATCATTCTTTGTGCAGTCTTAGGATCATCCGTAACAATTACAAACTCGACATCTGGATTATTTTGTCTCATGTGATGCATCGCCTGATGATAATATTCTGGAGGTAACATTGAATGCCCTGTTGTATAATCACCACCTCTTAATTGGATGACACATATATTATTATCTGAGAAATCTGTGATCTTATACTTATCATCATAGGTCAACCACCCGCATATTTTATCACGATAATCCTCTACATAACTCATCTTTTGGAACGTGCCATTGATATATGTGTTGTCTTCTAGGGTATCAAATTTTAAGTCAGCATCACCAATCTCTCCGGGTGCTGACGCATGATGTATTGACTCCTCTTTGTAATATGAAAATCCAGAACTTGATTGATAATCAGAGTCTTCTTCTACATTCATCTTAGGATCTTCACCCCAATCAATGTTTAAAAATTTACCTCTCCAACCCGGATGACTCACTCCAAAGTTGTATCCTAGTTTCTCTGCAAATACACGACAACAAACGTATCTCCATATTTGATTTCCTAATCCTGCATGCTCATGAATACTTGCTGCTAACATACTATCTCCTATGATATTTGTTGCTATACTTTTTACGTAGTATAGTCAATCCATTGTTCCATGGCAACGTTGACCACTCCCAGAACTGAGGATTAAGTTCTGCCACTGCCCTGTATGGCCCACCACTTGCCCATTGACCCTCGTGATGTGATAGATCCACATGATAAAAAGGTTCGGTATTACCATACATCAAATCGTGTAATAGAATAATACTACTAGGGCCTACCAACTCATCTAATAATTCTAATTGTCTTTTGACATGCTCATATGAATGCCAATCATCAACGTATGCAACATCTATTTTTTTATCTCTAGGCCATTCCTCTAAAAACTTGATACTATCTTTTTTAGTGAAGGTGTAATTGCCATTATTAGGTTTATATTTTGTAGGGTCATTTAAATCCACTGACCATAAATGTGCACCAGTCAGTTTTGCTGCCTCATATAATGGTTGTGTTGTATGCCCCTCTCTCACACCAAGTTCGATAAAAACCTTACCCCTTGAGGCAAGTGCCATTGCAAAAATCGACACCAAGTGTCGATCAGAATCCATGTTTCCGTGTAGTGCCTTTTCTATAAAGGTGTTCATCTAATCACATACCTATCAACGATATTATCAAAGAATTTTGGTAGAGTCAAATGTGACAAATCCATTGTTTGTGCTTGCTGAAATAAATGATCATTTGCAAGCAATAACTCTTCAGTGACATCGCTATATTTATCTACGAATAAGACAGGATATTTTTCAAATAAATCTTCTAGATATGGATCTTTTGTCATAATCGGAACTCTTCTCATATACAAAACCTCCCAGTTACGATGACAATCAATGGCATTACCTTTTGGACATATCATAAACTTTGCGTTAGAAAGATTGAATAAAAACATATTATAGGGATCTCTTAGATTGCTTACACCTGCCCATGGCTTGTCGTAGAATAAACTTTTAATACCCTCTCTTTCTGTATTAGAATTTTCATTATGACTTACGTATAAAAGACTAACTGGTTTGCTTGATGCATCTTTCATCCGTTCTATAAGTTGTTCAATACGATCATCATCTGGATTCATTCTCCTTTGAACACCGTAAGGTGCAGGAATAACTTTTCCTCCATGATTTTTTGCGTTTACTGCAGATATGCAAAGCACATTATTTGGTATTGCTTTGTAGATATGCTCATCTATCGGAGTATCTTCAAGGTTTGTGAATATTATAAACTTCATATCAGGAAATGATTCACAAAGTTTTAATAAATCACTCTTCTCCATAAGAGAGTCCACAATTTTTTTATCAGCTGGTTTTACATCCTTTATATCTCTTTTATACAAACGGATATTATCAATAAAGAGAGTCATATAGTTTCTCTCTTTTTTTACATCAAAAAGTTTTGATACAAACTCCGTATTAAGGAGGTTTGCATCTTTCATAAAGTGTGTGTATATTTGACTCCATTGTCCAGATTGATCTCCGAATGAATAATCACAAAGTTCGGAGAGGGCAACTCCCTCAATTACTTCCATGGTTTGATAAGAGAGGAGTATTTTTCTTGATTATTGACAATGTATTCTGGATATGTATCATCTATCGGTACAGCCTGATACATCTGACCTCTACCCAATGGATCTAATCCTTTCTCTACCTTTTCCTCTGCGTTAGCGGTTACACTTGAATTATTATTCTCAGTGTGCTCATATGATGCTAATTTTAATTTAAAGTTTTCTGCATCACCTAAAAAACTAAAATGCCATGCAGCATCTTCAATACGATATGCCTTTTGATGATCTTGACGTAACTGATCAATAGTTGTATTTCTTAATGTGAACCAATTACATATTCTTGGCCCCATCCAATCATCCTGATATTTAAAGTTTAATTTAAAATAAAACGCAGGGCCTGTAGCAACGTAGTGATTAAATCCATTAAACCAATCTAAATTTTCTAAAACTCTTGGATCAAGAATCTCATCAGCATCACTTGTAATAATAATATCATCTTGTTTTGGTCTTGCCTTTTCTATACCGAAGGCACTATTATTACGATTAAACAATGCTCTTTGATATCTTACGGGAAGGTCAATCATGGGTGTGCCATAAGGATCCTTCTCTTTATATGCACAATGAAACTTTGTTTTTTCTAATAAGTGTGTATAATCATTTGGAATTTCTTCAGTAACATGATGAATTATCTTATCACTAAACTTACTAAATCTATCTTTATTTTCTGCATAGTAAAGAGGTTTTTCATTACCACTCACAGTATATGGAGACTCAGTAATAACAAAATAATCTACAACATCACCTAAAATGTTGAGACGCATCTCCAATAATTCAAGTTCATTGAAGAAAATAATAGAATCAAATACTTTTCTTTTCATTAGTTTTTCCAGTAATCGTAAATGCCTTCAGTAACTTCATACTCCATATCTTTCACCTTTCTTTTTGGTTGTTTCATTGCCCAGACAAACATATTTTCAATAAGTTCTTCTAGTTTGGTATCATCTCTAAACTTGAGTAAATTCTTTGCTTTATCATGGTTACAGTAAGCATGTTTTACCTCATGTCTAGGAGGGCCATGTTCAATTGGAACATCATACCCATACTTTTTACCAATCTCTTGAACTGTTTCTGCAACTTGATTCAACGTAAAGAACTTATCAGCACCGATATTAAATATTTCACCATCAAATTCATTCAGTAATATATCAAACGGATCCATATAGTACCTAATATCAGAGAAAGCGCGAGTCTGTTCTCCATCACCATAAACAAGAATCGGTTGACCGTTTAAAGTTTTACGAATGAAAATACCAATAACATTACGATATCTATCCCATATATTTTGATAGATTCCAAGGACATTGTGAGGACGCACGATATTATATCTTAATCCAAACTGTTTATGAGCCATTTTAAGATCACATTCAACAGCATACTTTGCCATACCATATGGATCTATTGGTTGTGGTTGTTTATCCTCCGTAAAAGGTGTTTCTTGATTACCATATACTGCCATTGATGATGTAAATATCATCTTAGTTTTGTATGTAATGCAAGGATTAATTAAGTTTGCAGAGCAAAGAAGATTGTTACGGTAATTATAATTACGAATAAAAGGTGATAATCCTTCAGCAGCATACGCAGCAAAATGAAGCAAAACTTGAGGTTTGTGCTCCTCAAATAATGCTTCGACTTTTTTTCTTCTTTCTAAATTTAATTTTACAAACTCAAAGTTCTCACCTTTACAGATAAACGCTTTATGTCCACCTGATAGATCATCAATTCCAATTACATGATGTCCATTTTGTATAAGATGACGAGTATAGTTTGCACCAAGAAGCCCGGCACAACCTGTCACAAAGATTTTCATCTATAATCTAGAATAAATTTACGTTGTTCTTCAGTATTTTTCCAACTACATGGAAAAACAGGAAGATAGTTTTCCAAATTCATTTCATGAACTTCAACATCCGTATTATACATCATACTGTAATTTAGATGCTCTGTCAATAATAAATTTGTAGTATATAGGTTCTTTATTTGAGTGGAGCACAGGGCTGCTGCCATTGCAAAAGTTCCCACACCTGATAATGCTACGTTTCTTGCATTCATCAATGTTGCAAAGTCATCTGCCACTGTAGAAGATTGAATCTTAACCTTATCAATCTTCATAAGTTCATGAACGATAGGATTATTTCTATCTGGTTCTGTGATGAGAATACATTTATCAAATGAATCAATAAGATTAAGATAAAAAACGAGTGGATTGGGAATATAATTTGTTGGTGGATCAAATATGCGATGATAATTATCACCACTACGAAGATGCATCACAATCGTATCATCACCGATAGAATCTTTCTTTGGCAATTTTAAATTGGGTGCAATACGTTTACATATACGACGCATATTACGATACACATGCTCTACACCTACACCTATCTCATTACCACCCTCATAACATCCATGCTCACAATGAACTAATGCCTCCCAAGCATAAAATCTTCCTGATTGATATACATTATCAGAACCAAAATTAACTGTGAATTTAGATATTATATCGTGATCAAGTGTCTGAGTAAAATCAGTTTTATTCTTTTCAGCAGCCATAATGCAGTTTGCAACTTGCTGAATATTATTCCCTAAACGACCCGACCAATGGGAAACAGAAAATGTCATAATTAATAATCTTTTTTCATCTCCTCAAATACTTTTGTTATACCTTTTTTGAGGGAGGTTTTTGATCTCCAAAACTTTTTAATATAAGGATCTGGTATATTACGTGCATCTTTTTGAACTTCATCCTTGGATTCTGCCGGTTGAATCACTACATCTTTTTCGATGTTTGAGAATAATCTCTGAATGATTCTCGCAACTTCCAATATAGTTGTATGGCTACCAGTAGTAATATGAAGTTCGTCGTCAGAAGTAAGTTGATCATAGTTTTCCATGATGGATTCCAACGCTTCGCAACAGTCCTCGGCATAAAGAAACTCCCTTGCTTCAGTTCCATCTGTCATCATATCAATGACACCAGTTTCAAATCCTTTATGAATGAAATCTGTGATGACATGTGCCTTTTCCATATCCTTTTCAATACCATATACATTCCAAAACTTAACTATCAAACCCTCAAGAGATTTAGTGTATAATTCACCAACTTTTTTCATCACACCATAAGGTGAGTATGACATATTACTCATTTGTGATGAGGCAAATACAAACGGCACTTTGTATTGATTCAAGTAACCAAATACGTTTGCCATAATTCTTGTATTGTTATCAATAAATTTGAAAGTATGTTGATACTTTTTAAGATAATGTGATCCACCAACATCAAACGCAAGAAAGAAAACAAACTCAGACGTTGCAATACGAGCATGCAAATCTGGGTTTGGGATCTTTGTCATGTCCTGATCTTCGCCATTAACCACATCAAACTCGCGAACATCATGACCTTTGCCACGAAGATATTCTGTGAGGTATGCTCCTATTTGTCCACTGGAGCCTAATATAGTGATTCTCATTAACCTGCTGCCATCACCTCTGCTGATTGATAAGGATTAAAATCTGGGTCATCATAGGGAGGAACTCCATACAAATCCTTTGATATTTGATATGATATCCAACCATAGGTTTTTTTGATACCTTCTTCTAGAGTCTGCTCATAATCCCATCCAAGTTTTTCACGAATAAGATCATTATTTGAATTACGACCACGCACTCCAAGAGGGCCATCAATATGGTTCTTTTTAATTTTCTTTCCGGATACCTTTGCTGCGATGTCAACTAATTCATTGATAGTCACCATCTCTTCTGATCCAATGTTTACGGGGCCAATGAACTCGGAGTCCATGAGCCGTCTGGTTGCCTCAATACACTCGTCGATGTATAAGAAGGATCTCGTCTGTTCTCCGTCTCCCCATACTTCGATCTCATCTCCACTGTTTGCGTATGCAACTTTTCTACATATCGCTGCTGGAGCTTTTTCACGACCTCCTTTCCACGTTCCTTCTGGCCCGAAGATGTTATGGTAACGAGCAATCCTAACAGGAATACCGTGGTTACGATTATAAGAGAGATATAACCTCTCTGAGAAAAGTTTTTCCCATCCATATTCGGAATCTGGGTTAGCAGGGTAAGCGGATTCTTCACGGCAATCAGGGTTGTTAGGGTCTAGTTGATTATGTTCTGGATACATACATGCTGATCCAGAGTAGAATATCTTTGTCTTCCAAAGTAACTTAGGTCTATTTGCTTCTGTCCAATCTCTCTTTGCACCATCAAATGTTTCGTTTAACTTTCTTTGCTCCTCAAGAACATTCAAGTTTATTGATACAGAGTTATGCATGATATCCGCATCATTTTCACCAGTAAATACAAAACCTGCACCACCCATATCAGCAGCAAACTGATAGATCTCATCGAATGGTTCAATGTGTTGGTAAGGAACTGAATTATAAAAATTTCCCTGATAACCTTTGAATTCAAGGACACGTTTTACAAAGTGAACATCACGAAGATCACCTTGCACAAATTCATTTGCTTTTGTTTCATCAAATTCTGGATACTTAAGGTCTACACCACGAACCCAGTATCCCTCCGATCTGAGTCGTTTGACCATGTGACTTCCAATGAAACCACCCGCACCAAGAACAAGTGCAGTCTTTTTATATGTCATAATTTAAAAAATGTCTCCGATGTCCTCTTTTTTAGCCATGTGTGCAATAATTTTATCAACTCTTTCATCAGTGCCACCTGATGTTCCATGAGAGTGTTCCTTTAATTCTGCAACTGCTGCTTCTAATGCTTGAAGTCTTTTCTCAACCTCTACATCATATTTTGACATAGAGTAACCGTTTGCAGATTTACCTGCTGTTCCTTTTGCTGCCATGATCTTAAATGTTTTTTTCTATTTAGTTTGATTATAGCAAGGAACATCAGCAGGATCAAGCCACTTTGTATATTCAAAGTCCTCCATCGCCGTCTCTAATTGATCTCCGTTATCGCAGAGATACATATCTTTATATCTTCCTGTGTCCTCATTATATTTTTGTATTCTATAATCTGGAAATCCATTTTCAAGTACTCCCACATCAACATAACGATAGGGATAGCGTTCGTGAATAACTTTAAGAGTCATAGATCCTCCTTTATATTTTGAATGTTATCTATAACTATATTATAATACAGATTGGAATTTTGCCAATAAATTCTATATTTTCTTTAGATTTATAATACCCAGTATTATTAACATCCGTCATTATTTTCTGTGATATGCACACGTATGATCTCATCATCAACTGTTTCTTCTTTCGTTTCCTTACTTTTCATCATCTTTCTATAATCATCGTGCAATCTCTCAGTCGCAGATTTTTTGTTAGGCATTGAACACATAGCATACGTGTATTATATATCATTTACGAATGATAATAACATCTCCCTCGTCATCATCATCATCTTGATTTGCGTTAAAAACTAATAATTCATCACCGGTTTTCACATCTTTCATTTCTGGATGTATTTTTCTTTTACCCGGATTATAAAACTCATCAAGTGTGGCTCTCATCGACGTGTACATAAATGCAAAAGTCATGCCCACTACAGCAGCGAACATGACCAAATATAATAGAACAGTAAAGTTGTTCATCTTAAAAATAGTTTTTGAATTGGCACTTGTTTTACTTTATCTATGATATCTAATTCAACTCTATCAGCAATCTTTTGAAGAATATCAATATCTATGTGCATAAATGGTGGAACAATACCCAATAATCTAAGTAAACCATCTACAAATAATGCGAGCGCAGTGAATCCAAGAATCATGCTTATGACTGTGGCATCACGATTATGTTTTGCCATTGATGCTTCATCAATCTTTCTTGCCTCTTCCACAGCCTCCTCTACCGCTTGAGCGATCATGACATCAACTTCTTCTTTTGTATACGCAACTTGACGTATTTTTTCTTCTGTCATGGAGATTTCGATTAAATCTGTGACGGGAAACTCCCTAATTAACCCTTTAATCATTTATACCTTACCTCTCTTCAAAGTCAAGTTTTCTAATTTTTCTTTTACTTCTTTTTTCATGGAAGGCACGATCTTGTGCTGATAAGGTGCTTTCATCTTTTCTTTTTTTATTTGAGTTTAGCATAATAATCCTAGTTAGGTCATTTGCAGTGACACGTTCATCAATTACAGTCATCATGTTAGGACATCCGCATGTTAGTGTTTTGCCAGGCCTGCTTTGTAATTCCACATTGCAGTCTTTGCATCTTACGTTAAACATCTTGTTCAATCCATTCCTCTCTTCCATATTGATCTTCCAATCTTACAATATCATCCTCTCGACATTCACCTAATTGAACCTCAACAAATACAAGATGACTGTTTTTATCAGCCGTAGCACGATGTATTTGTCTTTTGTTTATGAAAAATCTTGATCCAATTGTTGCTTTAAAAGTATCATCACCAACTCTCACTGTGCCAGATCCACTTACAATTGTCCAATGTTCTTCTCTCTCATTGTGAAATTGTAATGATATTTGTTGTTGGGGTAGAATGATGATTCTCTTTACCTTGTAGGTATCATCCTCTAATAATGTTTCGTAGGTTCCCCAAGGTCTATGTACAAGCATTATTTATATCTATAGAAAAAAAAAACCATCTGCCCGACTCTTCCGAGTTGCATCTTAGGTTTATGATAATAAAGGGGGAGGTTGGATTCCTGTATACCAACAAGAGCAGGGCATTTCTACAGTTAGAATTACCACTCTGCCTACGACCTACTTGGTTTGTAGTTCTGCCATTCCTGACAGCGAGCACCACCTCTGTCGCATCACCTTAACCAGCTATATGCCAGTAAGTTTATTCAGTCACTCCCAGTGTTGCGTCCAACAAATATAATATAACAGTAACTAAATTGTTTGTCAACCCCCTTCAATCTTTGTAATATTCTGAAAGGTTTTCAAGATATAGAACCTCCATATCTTCATCATCAGGTTCAATTTCAATCCACTCTTCAAATTCTTTGTAAATCGCATTTTTATCAGCAACAGGTTCTGCCGTTGATATCCGATTCATAGACCATTTTCTCGCGTCATAGAGTGTCGCTTCCGGACTCTGTTCCATAGTAATCTTTTCTGAAATATCTTGATAAGATGTTACTATTGTAGAACTTTGGGGTGCCGTCGTCAAGCTGTTCTGTAAGGACTTTGTTTTTGAAGAGTTGTCTCGTTTCTTCGTAGTTTGTTTTGCCCTTTGTATAATGTAATGATAGGATAGTTCGACTAAAATTTTGTCTACCAAATTGCTTAATCTCTTCTTTAAGTTCCGGACAAGACCCATAGTACTTTTTCCAATCAGATTCAGACTTTACTTTGCGTTTCTTTCCTTTAGGAGTTCTAAACTTCCAGAAATATTTACGTCCGATGTATTGTCTCCCATTTTTAGTATTTGTAATGAGGTAGACGTAACCGAAGAAATCGCCAATATCGTCAGAAGTAAAAGTTGTATTTTTGTATAGCCAGGGATTTTCATAATCAACGCTCATAATCCTTAAGGACTTCTAACGCATTATTTAGTTGTGTAGATGAACTATAATTTGAAACCACTAAAGGTATCTTTCTTCACGTCTTGTTTAATACCACCTACCACATATGACTCTACTTCAGTCTCTTGTGGTGCCACTTGAAGACCCTTAGAAGAGATCCAATGCTGAGTCCATGGTAAAGGATTGTTCCTTGCAGGAATGTCATACTGTGGTTTTAAACCTATAGATTTAAGTCTTTTATTTGCAATCCATTCGACATATTTGGTAAGTAATTTATCATTAAGGCCAATCATAGATCCATTTTTAAACAAGTATTGAGCCCATGCTTTTTCTTCATTAACACACTTATCGAACATTGCAATAGTCCACTCCTCTTCTTCCTTCATTATCTGTTGCATCTCTGGATCATCACCTTTTCTCCAATTATTTAAAATGTTTTGGGTGATTGCAAGGTGTTGGTTCTCATCTCTCGCAATGAGGGATATGATTTTTGCGGATCCCTCCATGAGTTTGAGTTCACCGAAAGCAAAAGAGCAAGCAAAAGATACGTAAAAACGAATACCCTCCAAGATGTTGACATTAGCTACCGCACGATAAAGTTTTTTCTTAAGTTCTTTTCTAGTAAATTCTTTTAAATAAGAACCCTCATTTTCTGGTTTCCATTGATTTCCAGTATCATACTCATGTGCTTCGTTGATAAAATCATCATAAGAACCTGTAACACTTGCAGCACGTTCTAATATTCTTGGATCATTGATAATTGTATCAAATACCTCTGATGGATCAGAGTAAACATTTTTAATTACATATGTGTATGAACGACTGTGAATCATTTCCATGAATGACCAACACTCCATGCATGCTTCTAATTCTGGTAGAGAACAGTATGGTAGAAAAGCCATGCCGGGTGCACGACCTTGAACAGAGTCAAGCATAATCTGATATTTCAAATTAGAAGTATAGACATGTTTTTGTTCTGGTCTTAATGTTTGATAATCTCCACGATCTTTTTGTAGGGATACTTCTTCTGGTCTCCAGAAATAACCGAGTTGTTGTTTTGTTAGATTTTCAAATTGTGGATATTTAAAGTTATCGTATCTTTGAACTCCTAAAGGTTGTCCAAAGAACATTGGTTGTTTCTTTGTGTCAACGTCCTCTGTGTTAAACACAGTCATACCTTGAACTTTAGTCATTGATTTTTCTGTTGATGAGATTTTAAATTGCACAGGATTCACACTCCTCTTCCTTTTCGTTGTCTATTTCGTTTATTAAATCTTGTAAATCAGATTTTTCTGATTCTATTTCATCAGTCTTCATATCGTTGGTATTCTGATAATAAGATGTCTTCCAACCATACTTGTATGTGGTTAGTAAGTCTTGAGCCATGACACTAACGGGAACTTCAGAGTCGTCAAAATGCTCTGGGTTGTATGACCAGTTCCCAGAGATCGCTTGATCGAAAAACTTCTGCATTACAGAAACTATGTTAATATATCCAGTGTTATCAGGCATATCCCAAAGAAGGGTATAGTTGTTTTTCAGGCTTCCATAAGATGGAACTACCTGCTTAAGAGGCCCTTTCTTTGATTTTTTAACGGATAGGTAATCTCTAGGAGGTTCAATTCCATTTGTTGCGTTTGACACAACGGAACTGCTTTCTGAGGGCATCTGCGCGGATAATGTTGAGTGTCGTAAACCGTGTTCCAAGATAGATGCTCTAAGAGATTCCCAATCATGTTGATAGTCAGGATTGCTGATTTCGTCCACGTCCTTCTTATATGTATCAATTGGAAGAATTCCATCAGCATACTTTGTTCGACCAAAGTTTTCGCAGTATCCTTTTTCTTTCGCAAGATTATTTGATGCTTTTAGTAAGAAATACTGAAAAGATTCTGTTAATTTATGAACAGCATCCCAAGCTTCTTGAGAGTCATATTTAAACCCCAATTTTGCCAAATAATGTGCAAGACCTATGAATCCTATACCAAGTGATCTTCTCGCTCTTGTAGCGGTCTCTGCTGCCTTTACAGGGTATTCCTGATAGTCAATCAACTCATCTAGTGAACGCACTGAAAGATCACATAATTCTTCTAATTCTTTATCGGATTGAACTTTACCCACATTAATCGCAGATAAAATACAAAGTGCAATTTCACCAAGGTGATCATCAATATGTTGAAGTGGATATGTAGGTAAAGTTATCTCCTGACATAGATTACTCATTGTAACTTTGTCTTTAAATGAAGAATGAGTATTACAATGATCGATATTCATAATGTAGATACGACCAGTCTCTGCTCTTTCTTTTAATAATTCAAGAATTAATTCTTGTGCTTTAATCGTTGTTCTTGGAATAGAATCATTTGACTCGTATTCCACGTATAAATCATCAAAGGACGGAGTGCCAAAAGCATCGTAGAGGCCAGGAACATCGTGAGGACTGAACAAAGAAATACTCTCATCGTCAATAAATCGCTGATAAAATAATGAACTTAATTGAATTGAATAATCAAGTTTACGAACTCGATTATCCTCTGTACCTTTATTATTTTTAAGAACTATTATGTCTCTTATTTCTTGGTGCCAGATTGGGAAGTGGACAGTCGCTGATCCACCTCTAATGCCGTTTTGAGTGCAACATCTGACAGTTGCTTCAAACTTTTTGAGAAAAGGTATAACCCCTGTGTGCTGTACTTCTCCACCCCTGATTTTAGCGTTGATCCCACGGATTCGCCCTGCGTTAATACCGATTCCAGCCCTTTGTGCGACATAACGACCAATGGCCATATCAGAACTAAAAATACTATCCAAGGTGTCATCAATATCAACGAGAACGCAAGATGCAAATTGCCTGAGTGGTGTCCTGACTCCCCCCATGATCGGGGTGGGGATGTTGAGTTTGTGTTTTGAAATGGCATCGTAGTACTTTTTAACGTAATTAAGTCTAATTTCTTTAGGATACTCTGCGAATATTGTCAGAGCAATCATAATATACATGAACTGTGGTGATTCGTAAACCCCACCACCACTGCGGTCTTGAACAAGATACTTATCAACTACTTGGCGAAGTCCGGCATATGTAAAGAGAAAGTCACGACTATGATCTATAAAACCATTCGCTTTATCAATCTCCTCTTTTGAGTATTTGGTGAATATATCTTTATCATATACGTCAATATTCGTGCAAGAATAGATATGCTGCTCTAAATGAGGTAGATCTCTGATACCACCGTATAAACTTTTACGAACAGAGAACAACAATAAACGTGCAGCTACATACTGATAATTCGGATTATCTACAGAAATGAGGTCACTTGCTGATTTTATCAAGATTTCCTGTATTTCAGCAGTGGTTATACCATCATAAAACTGTATTCCTGATTGTATCTCAACTTGACTTGCAGATACTCCTCCAAGACCCTTACATGCCTCTTCAACCATGATGTGCATCTTATCTAGGTCTAATAGTTCAATTGAACCATCTCTTTTTACAACTTTTGTTCCGTTGCTCATATTTTTTTCCAAGTATTGAATTTAAGTTTTGCTTTTAATCCAGAGAATGTATTTAATTTTAACACACTCTTTACGTCATGTCCACCTAAGATCATGTCATTAATGTCCTTTTCCTCAATATTCTGAGGCCAAATGACTACTTTTTCTCCTCGATCAATGACTTTGGAGATTCTGTTGTTGATTTCTCGATTGCGAGGTTCGTTATCAAAAACCCAAATATGATCGCTCCAACCAAACGACCCAATATCAAGATCGGAGCCGCACATAGCAACCGAGTTTTCCACGAATGAGGAATCGAAAGGCCCTTCAAGAATATAAATGGGTTTTTCTGTATCAACTTCATCAAGTCCATATATTTTAGGGGCATCCTCATCTAACATGATAGTAATATATTTAACAGAATTAGGGCCTAGAGATCTTCCCTGTACTCCAATTAGTTGATTTTCATATATTAACGGTATAATTATGCGTGGTTCATCATATGTTATGTCATCAAACTTTGTGACTAAGGTATTTACCCACTTTTTAAAAGTATCTGTGTAATAAAATTTAGATGGATTTATATTTCTTTTCTCTAGATATTGCTTTGATATCTCATTTTCTGATGCTTTTGGTAAATCTAACTTTGGTTTAAACTTTGGTGGTTCAAAGTTAAACTTAGGTTGTTCTACTACAAAATTACGACCGGTATGACCATCCTTAAACTTCTCAAAGGCATATTGTTTATGCACATAAGGGTCTACAGTCTTTAAAAAGTTGTTTAAAGACATCGATGCACCACAATTATGGCACTTAAAGTTAACATTTGTCTTAACTGCGTACAAATATCCCCTAGTTTTACTCTTATTCTTCTTTGAGTCACCACAAATAGGACATCTAAAATTGTAAAGGTTTGATTTTACTTTTTTAAATTTTTGTAGTTTAGGTGATACGAGTCCAATAAATTTAGAATCAACGTGATCCATTCACAAAAGCGACTACTGGTTGTATTGTAACACTACTTGCAGAATTAAACAACGGCTTTATCATTCTTAACGCTTGTGGGTTAGATATTACGACTACTGCTGCCAACGCTCCGATAGCAGACCAAACTCTCCGTTCCAATACTGATAATCTTGCACGAATGATGTCATGATCCCCGTCCATTTTATCACGGAGTTCGTCGATTTTAGTAAAGAGTATTCCGTCAATCTCTTCTTGCTTTGATATTTTCTCTTCATGGACTGCAAGCATCTTACTCACATTAGTATTTACCTCTGCAATTTTTTCGATTGCAGAATCAAGTTTGCCTACAAATTGTTCTAATACTTCTTGCTTCTGTTCTAGAATGGCAACTTTTATTTCTTCATCCATCGCTTTCTAGATCCCCGGCCGAGACCGATAATTTTTTTTTTCTCCTCACTTTTCCCATTACGGGATCAAAACCTGCTGTTGGCCCTTTGGCATCTGCCTTAGAACTAAATCCTGGCTTTCCTGTGGTGCTACCAGTTGACATCATTTCTTCACGAATGATGCTGATAATCTTATCTAGCGGTGTTTTTTTCATTGTAATCCCGATAGAGTTCCTTTAAACAGTCCACATCAACCTGTACATCATGCATGCTTGTTCTTGGATACTCAGGCATCCTGTTCAAGAATATGACAAAACTTTTCATTGTATCCCACAATTCTCTATCAATTTTGAAAAAGAGCATTGGAGTAGTTGCTTCACCCCAAATGTTGTAAAGCACTATAAAATGATTTAGTAAAAGATGAGATTTGAGAACACCAGTGTTCTTATACCTCTTCAATAATCTTTTAATGTATTTGAAGTGGTTTAAATCCTTATCGAAGTCATCTTTTGTGACAGCTTGCGGATTTTCATAATTTTTAATTGCAAATAAGAGGAAATTATCCTCATTCAATTCATCAAATCTCATGTTATGTCATAGATTAGTTTGCGTCTTCAATGTTTGGATATGATGGTGTGTTACCTGTGGTTATACCCGACAATGCACAGAATATTTCTTTCTTTACTCTTAGTTCACCACTTGTATCCACGTATGTTGTAACTCCAACCCAACCAACACCAGTTTCGTATACAGTTCCAGCAGCGTCTTCAGCACCTGCTTTAGCTACACCGTAAACATGTGATGAGTAATCAGAGTTTCTCTCGCTAAATTGACTGTTACCAGACACGAATTTAGGTGATTGTGATACAGAAAATGTAGTTGCTGCGATTGCTGCACCACTTAATCCTGCAGTAGATGCTATTGATAATGATGTTGTGCTTGCGATACTCGCGACCACCGCGTCTCCAAAGTAGACACCTCCTTCGGTCTTAACACCAAAACTTATAACGTCACCCTCTTGAACTTGGCCACTTTCACCAAATTGACCACCCAATACACCAGATCCTGCTGCCCCAGTTACAGTCTTGGTTGCGTAGTTTACACTGACTGATCCAGCGGCTCCAACGTTGTCCTTGTTTCCCCAAAGTGCCATGTTTTTCCTTCTGAATTTCTTTGCTAATGAATATTTATCAAACTGTAATCTTACAGTTTATCTGGCCACAATTGCCTTTTCTACTTGCTCTAAGAGTTTGTCATCCATGTCAGTTTTTGTTAATTTAACTGCCTTTTTAAGGATAACTAAACACACTTCGATAAGTTTTTCTCCAAGTTCCTCATTTTCTGGAATCTTGTTTACAGCATCGGATATGATCTTTGATGCAAATGGTAGTAGAAATGATAGCATAATAATTACCTGAACTTCATATTATATAGGTCAGCAGTTCCAACGTCTTCTTGCTTGTCTTAATCTGCTGTTAGGATCTTTCGCTGCTTTTGGAAACTTCTTCATCTGCCCTGCACTTCTGGCACAATAACTCTTTCTTCTATTAGCAGCTTTACTACCTTTTTTAAGTTTAGATGGTTTTGTTGTCACTGCAGTTTTAAGTTTAGATCCGGGATTACGACGACGATATGCTTCCACACCTTTTTGTGTCATTCCAGCACCAGATTTTGTGGGTCTTTTGTGCCCTGACTTGACACTCATACCCTTCATATCATCCTCGTAAACGTGCTCTACTTCTTCTTTCCTAGTTTTTTTTTTCTTTACGCAGTTTGGATATCTCTTTCCAAACATAGTCTTCATACCTTTCTTTTCATAACCAGGCCAACATTTCTCTTGAAACTGCATGAATGAGATACCATCTCTTTCAAACTCTTCTTTACGACTATTACCCCAGTTTGCAGCACCCACCTTACGACACTTGACTAATGCACCTGATGCGTATGCAGATGGCCACACAGAATATCTTGACTTAACCTTGTGATAGCAAGCATCTTTAGATCCACTACCCTTGCCTTTCTTGTCCTTTGCTTCATACTGTACCTCATCATTTAATTTATTTCCAACCATTGTGCCTCTTTTTGTTGGTTCAAACGGTTTTCTTTTAGGATTATTTTTTGCATATTCAGCATCTGCTTTCTTTCTTGCAGGTGTATTCA